TGTCCCTTATGCGGTTAAGTACGCCTGTCATGGCCTCTCCAAATGTTTTAGCACCAGTAATAGCGTCCCTAAGATTGTTTTTTATACTGCTTTCAATCTCTTCACCCACAGCAGTCATTTTTTCTTTTAATTTATCTGTCTCTTCCTGTTGTTTTTTTAATGATTCTTCTGCTTTTTTATTTTCTTCATTTTGTTTCTTTTTAGCTTCAGTAATTTTTTCTTCAGATTCAAGAGTTTGTAATCTACCCTCTAACATTCTGCCTTGTGCTTCTGCCTCTTCGATTTGTCTTTGAATACCTCTTTTTGCATTTCCTCTTGCTTTTTCTAATTTTTTTTCTAATTCACCTAAGAGCTTTGCATTTTCTCTAAAAGCTTCTTTTACATCTTCTTCTTGTCCTTCTTTTATCAAGTCTTGAAATTTTTTTGCCTCATTCCTTGTTTTAATAAATGCAGTTGCCAAACCACCAACAGCTAAAGCTATGCCAGCAATAGGCAAAGCCAACATTGCAATCTTCGCGGCTCCAAGAGCAATAGTCAAAGTCCCAACACCTTTAGCAGCAAGTAAAGAAGTAGCTGATAAGCCAGCAAATCCACCTTTAGCAATCAAAGCTACTGTTCCAACCATACTTAATTTTGCTAATAATGCCGCAAAAGCACCAGTAACCAAAGGAATTGCTACTGCTAAAACTTTTGCAGTAACAGCGATTTTTGTAAGTAATAGGACAGCCTGTCCAGCATCAGATTTAGAAAACTCTAAAAGAGTATTTATAAGATTAGTCAATAATTTTGTAACACCCTCAACTGCTGGTCTAAGTTCAGAACCGAGAGCAATAGAAAGGTCTTGTGTTGCATTAGTAAAGTTTTTAAATATTTGTGTAGGATCATTTTTAAGTAATTCTTCTAAAAACCCACTTCCTTCTTTTCCTACTCTTCCCAAAGCTCTAAGAACAACATCACTTGTCAGCTTACCTTCAGCCGCTAATTCTTTAAGTTTTCCAATACTTACGCCAAGTTCTTCTGCTATTGGTGCAAGGATTGTTGGCACTTGTTCTGAAACACTCCTAAATTCATCACCAGCCAGCCTTCCTGAGCCGAGAGCCTGTGCTAATTGTCTAAATGCGTTTGACGATTCTTGAGCAGATGATCCAGCCAATTTTGCAGCCGTATTAAATCCAAAAAATACAGTCCTTATATCATCAACACCAACTTTTAGTGGAGCTAGTCTTGCTGTAATATCTGTAACTCCTTCAAGAGCTTCAATCGTACTTAATCCAAAAGCTTTCTGAGCATCTTTGGCGATCTGTAGTGATTTTGCAAATGATCCGCTTTCTTTTGTAAGCAAACCTAATCTTATTTTTAATTTATCAAAAGTCGCTGATGCGTTTACCGCTTGCCTAGCAACAACTGTTATGCCAAGACCAGCGATTGCAGTTCTTAGCCCACCAAATGATTTCTGTAAGGCATTAGTTTTTTGTTGGACACCATTCAAAGCCCTAGTCGCACCGCTGGCATCAACTTTTAACCTAACGACTGACTCTGCCACAAATAAAAAAACCTTTATCCTATATTACCTTGAATTGCGTTTTTGTCGTTGCAATGCCTTTTTTTCTTCGTCATGCTTTATTTCGTAATATCCAGCCCAATATATAAGCTCTGCCTCAGTCATATTAAGCCTGAGTTCTTGCACTGTCTTACCGAGTTCTGTTGCTAGGAAAAACTCAAACCTAAGCCAAGTGTCCCCTTTTATTCTTTTTTTGCTGTATCAATATCAAGCTTGATGTCATTCAAGAAAAGCTCAAGATCATTTAATACTTTTTCTGGAAGCTGTCTTTGAAGCATAGGAGCATCTGACATATCAAAAGCTGGACTTCCATCTTCTTTTTCTGCCATTTGACAAAGAAGTTGTGTTGATACAACCAAAGCGTCAGCATTAGGGCCAGCTAATTGTTGTGCCTTAACTCTTGCATATCTTGTAATAGGTTTGAAGTAAATAGTAGTAACTACTTTGCCTTTTGAATCTTTTACCTCAAATTGTCGTCTTGTGACCATTTCATCTTGAAAAGCTCCAAGAATAAGGTCTGCGGTTCTTTCAGTTGCCATAAATAAATGCGAAGATTTTTACTTTTTAGATTGCTGATGTAATAGTGCCAGATGGCTTAAATGTGATGCTGATTGTGTTGACATCACCTAACGCAGAACTTTGTTCAAAGTTTGTTATTAGGCCACTGAAGCTGATTTTTTTTGTTCCACTTGCACTATCAGGGAAAAGCTCAAAAGATGCTGTTCCAGCGTCACCAGTTGTCAATACACCATCAACAAATGTTGCAGTTTCACCAGATGCGGCAGCGTCATAAACCAACTCGGCAGTTCCTTCACCTTCAATAAGTCCACCAACAAAAGATTTGAAAGTGTCACCTTGAACAGTTGTCTCTTGGGTATCTTTAGTAATAGACATATTCCATGATCTAGTACCAAGAACAGGGTTGACTGAGGAGCCGCCATCATCAAATTTGACTTGCCCGACATCACCTTTTACAGCAGCCATAACAATAAAAAGAAATATTTATAAATATATTAACCTTTTTTCTGTAGTTTTTCTATTTCTCCTATTAGTTTGTCTTTTGACTTTCTTTTATCTAGTTCAATTCCAAGCTCTCTGCCTTTCTTTTCAAGCTCATCTTTTGATAAATTTTTTAAATTTTTTTGTTTTTCTAAATATCGTCTGCATTGATGATCCCAATATTGGGGTTCTCTTCTACCTTTGACAGCCTCGATTGCGTCAAGCATTTCTTCAGTAATCTCAATCATTAAGCAAGTGCCTCATAGAGTTCAAATGTTATTCTAACCTGTGTCTGAAATTTGCCTTCTGGTGTTGCTTCAGAAACCTCTGGCCCTACTGGTGGATCAAATCGTACATCTGAAACTGTGATTCTATTAAATAAATCCCTAACTCTTTTTCCTATAATAAAATTTTGCCCTGCTCCTAATCCTTGCTTTGTGTAAATATTACAAGTAACAAGACCCACAACAAGATTTGTGGCGGTGGTGCTTGAACTTGGTGCTTGTTGAGTAAGGTATTCACTTGATCCAAAACTAGTAATACATTGAATATATTGATCGACAGTAGAGGCATCAAAAGGGACATTGTTAAAAACTATTGGTATCGGCTGACCTGTTCTAAATTCATTTCTTATTCTTGTTTCGATAGTTGATCTTACTGTGTTTAAGTTTGTAGCTGCCATTTTTACCTCCCAAACTGTCGCCTTACATATTGTTGCAGTTCTTTTCCAATAAGTTCTGGAAATCCCTCAACAGTGTTTTGTCTGGTTCTATAAACTCCGCCCCATGATGGTGGTTTATTTATTCCATAACAAACAGGCTCTGCATAAACAACATTGTTCGTTATTAATCCGATAAAACTATTTCTGTTTCTTGATGCACTCATCAATGGTATTTTTGTTTGCCATGCAGCCCTTAATCTACCAGTATCGACTGGAGTTGCTTTCTTAACTCTTTTTGTCCATTCAAGAGTAGTGGCTTGAACAATATCAATTATTTTTTCTTGAAAGAAATCGTCTATCTCAAAAATTTCAATTTTTCTTGTCATAACTACCTCAAGAAAATGTCAAAGCTGATAGCTGTATTATCTTGCTCATTTGTATTAATCTGAACCACCTTATACTCTGTTCCGCTTATAACAACCCGATCAAATGTTGTTGGGGTGAAAGTTATGTCTCCAGCAGATATAGTAAGTCGTTTGTCCTGACTAGAAACTAGGTCAGTCACCTCAGATCTTGTTACGTTGCTCACAACACCTTTTATACTGACATCTGTTTTCACTTCACTCATTGAGCCAGTAGTAGGATTATATATTCCAGTGGTCACTCTTCTATAAGTTATAGACCCACCAGTAGCTTTGATCGCTGCTGAAGCTGCTTTTTTTAGTGCTGATGCAATGCTCATAAACGATAAGCAATAACAGCGTCACCACTTGCAACTTGAACACTTGTAATCACACCGCAAATCTCTGCTGAATGATGCAAAGGTATTCCAGAAATAGTTGAAGATGTGTTCTCTGTGATGTTTTCAGCAACTAGATCAACAGTTGAATTTTTCAATGCAACAACTTTTCCAAATCTACCAGTAAATGCCTGAGTATGATCTGTGATAATTATTGCAGATGGATAGTCGTAGCCGTACATTTAAGACCTCTTGATTTGTAAGTTTGCTCTTCCACCTATTCTAATACCCATTAAATAGTGGTCA